CTTTTGCTGTAATAGTATACTGTCCTAAAGAGAACTTATTCCATATAGTAGACGAATATGTTAAAGCCGAGGCTGTAACAAGCGGGCATGCTTCAGTAATTGGTTCATTTGTTGAACAATGGAGTATAGACCCTATATTTATCGACTCGGCAGCTGCACAATTTGCTGCTGACCTAGCATACACTTATGACATTGCGACAATTAAAGCTAAGAAAGCAGTTAATGATGGTATTGCTTTCGTTCAGGTAATAGTTGAACAGAATCGTTTGCGAGTTTCGCCACACTGTGTGCATACTTTAGCAATGCTATCACAATATCAATGGGACAGGCGTGAAAACCTAATAATTGAAAAACCACAACACGACACACATTCACATATTGCAGACGCTATACGTTATGCACTGTACAGCTATGTAACTTAAGGAGCCCCTATGAAAATGTTCATATTAGCTATAATTCTTTGGTCTTGGGTAATATGGAATAGTATTAGGGATGCAGAAGCTCAGTCACAGCTAGTATACAGTAACATGAATTGGCAGGTGCTTCATTCTACTCACGTAGGGTTTACTGACAAATGTTTTATGTTATCGAGAAGTAGCGTAGCAGGTAAAGGGTTTATATACCTGGTAGTGTATTCTAATAGTATACTAATGGTAGCAACTCAAGATACAGGATTTACACATATTGGGGTTATAAATTTAAGAGTTGGTGATGTTATTACAGAAGTTCCTACAGGTATATTTTCTGGTATAATGATAGTTAATGATATACTAACTAATAAAGGCAAAGAGATTGTACTAGGCGTAAACTTTGATGAAAATGATACAACAATACATATTTTTCCAGTTTCAGGATTTCATCATGCATATAGAAGAATGTCGGAGTGCGTAGAAAATAGTAATAAGGTACACATGGTAACTATAGAATGAAAATACTAATATTAGTTTTTTTACTTAGTGGTTGTTTGTCGACTGGTGGGACTAGACCTGATGCTGTAGTTTTGGAAAGTGTTCCACTTAAAGAAGCTGCTGTAGTTGAGGTTATACCAATTGACGAAGAACCCGTAGCTTCTGCTGCTCCTATGGGGGCTGCGCCTATGGCTTACGCTGCTCCTGCACCTATTGAAGTTATTACTAAAATAACAACTCAAGTTACTACTCCTTTAGAAGGGGGCGGTTCAAAGGTAGTAACAACAGTAGAAGATATTATTAGAGTGATACCTGTTGAAAACGGTGTAGTACAGCCAAAAAGTGTACCTGACTGGATAACACAAATACTAATATGGCTTGGGATGGCAACACCAATGGGTATTGCTTGGTACACCTTTTATATAAAGAGAAATAAAAAGAAAAAATGACTTGTGGAGTTTATAAACTAACGTTTAATAGTGGAATGATTTACATTGGTAAATCAATAGATATTGAAACGCGCTGGAAGCAGCACTGGGACAAACTTAGGTCAGGAAAAGGTGCTGTTAAAATGCAGCGCGAGTTTGATAATTATGGATTTCCTGAAACTAGGATAATTTACGACTGTCACGAGGATCATATTGATTTCATAGAGGCGTGTTTCATCAATAGCTATCCTAGGTCCTCAATGTTAAACGGTACATTTCCTGCGGCTTTAGCTCTAAAAGATATAAACTTGATTAACGAACAACATAGTGCATTTCAGGCCTCTACTTTCGACCACGTCAGGGCACTATTACAGTACGCCTACCGAGAGCGGGATTTAGAAGATAAAATTGAGGAACTTAAGAAGAAATAAAAAATTCTCACATTGACCCTAGCGGCTGTGAAATTTTTTATTTTCTAAATTTCATACCATAATAAAAATACTATTGACTTACGAATGCCTCTGTGATATAATGGTCGAGTTAGAATTCAATAATAATAAAAAATTCTAGGTATATCCTATAAGAACTTAAGTAAATGGCTAAGAATACTAATAATAACAGAATCGCCGTGAAATGGGTAAGAGACCGCGCTAAGAAAGCATACGAAAAAACTACGGAATGCTTCGTTTGTGGAACCTCACAAGACTTAGAGCTACACCATTTACACTCCATTACAATACTCTTAAACTCATGGGCTAAGAGAAAGAATTACGATATAACCACGGACGAAGGTATCTTAGAAGTAAGAGATGAATTCATCGAAGAGCATAATGTTGAGTTGTATGACCTAGTTTATACCTTGTGTAATAAACATCATGTCAACTTGCATCAGATATTCGGTAAAGCGCCATCTCCGCACTCTATAGATAAACAAGGGGCGTGGATTGATAAACAAAAGGCCAAGCTAGTGGCTGGATATGTAGAACCTAAATTGCTACTATCTGGAATTACTTCTTTCGCCGCGTTTTATTAGAGGTATTTATGAATTGGTATAACCCTGGTAGTTGGTTTACTTCTGAAGAGAAGGCAAATCCAGCACAGTATGAAATTAGTAATTCCGAAGGCGGGTTTATTAGTACAGACGGCATGTTATCATACCGTCAAGCATTTGATAGGTTAGAAACAGTTAATAGAGGTACTAACATGATTGTTAGTGCTTGCGCAAGTTTAGATTATGACGTTAAGTTAAAGCTTACAGATTCAGTAGTAGTAGGTATGCGGGTAAAGACACTTAATAATCTGATTAACTTTACCCCCAATCCATATCAATCTACTCAAGAATTTAGAACTAATATTTTTACGGACTTTATTTTAGAAGGTAATATATTCCTCTACTATGATGGGGTGCATTTATATCACTTGCCAGCCGCAAGTGTAATTATACAGCCCGACCCTAAAACTTTTGTAAGTAAGTATACTTATAATGAAGTTAGTTTTAAACCCCATGAAATCATACATATTAAAGACCTTAGTGGTACTTCAATATACCGTGGTACTAGCCGCCTAGCTTCTGCTGATAGAAATATCAAAATCTTAAATAAGATGATGGATTTCCAGCAGCAATTTTTCGAAAATGGCGCTGTAACCGGTTTAATACTTACATCTGAGAATACTCTTTCACAGAACGCTAAAGATAAAACAATTGCAGGATGGATGGCTAAGTACTCCCCTAAGAATGGTGCAAGAAAGCCAATGATTCTTGATAGTGGACTTAAGCCCGTACCTGGACTAGCAAGCACCTTTCAAGAGATGGATTATGATGTTTCAATTAAAACTCATGATACTAAAATTCTAAAGTCTCTTGGTGTGCCTCCACTATTACTAGATGGTGGCAACAATGCAAATATTTCACCAAACCTAAGGCTGTTCTACTTAGAGACAGTAATGCCAATCGTGCATAGATATGTATCTGCACTAGAACGCTACTATGGATACGATATAGCTCCTATTATAAATAACGTATCCGCACTTCAACCAGAGTTAAAAGATGTAGCGTCATACCACTCTACATTAGTAAATGCAGGAATTTTAACTCCTAACGAAGCTAGAGTTGAGCTACGTTATGAGAAAATAACGGGTAGTGATGAATTACGAATTCCAGCGAATATTGCTGGCTCCGCAGCGAACCCTAGCCTAGGAGGCGCACCTCCTAAAGAACCAAAAAAGGATAAAGATGGATAAAACTAAAGTACTGCATATAAACAGTGCTTTTACCATAAAAGATTTACCTGCTGCAGGAGATAAAATTGATTCTATTTATATTGAAGGTTACGCAAGTACCGTAGATGTAGATAGGATGGGGGACGTAGTCCCTAGCAGTGTTTGGGAAGCAGGAGTTAAGAATTACCTGAAAAACCCAATCATTCTAGCTCAACATGACCATGACAACCCTATAGGTAGAATGGTAGAGCATAGGATTGACGCAGGTGGTTTATGGATAAAAGCGAGAATCAGCGCTGCTGCTGAGACTTTTAATTTAATTAAGGACGAGGTCCTAACCGCATTTAGCATCGGATTTAGAATCATCGATGCCGAGTATAATTCAGTAGCTAATTTGTTTATAATTAAGGAAGTAGAATTGATAGAAATATCGGTTGTTTCTGTTCCTG